AACTGGAAAGAAAAGAAAAAAAAATAATTATTTACTTTCTTTAATTTTTTCAATAATAATTTCAGAATAAATAGAATCTAAAATGATTAATTGTTGTTTACAATTTGATTTTTTTTCAACAGATACTGAAGGAGCTTTGATACATTCTAATAAACCAGATCTTTGATTTATTATTCTTTGTTCTAAAGGTAAACAAGAGCATAAAGATAATATAAATAATAATAATAAGTTTTTCATAATTTAATTTTTAATAATGATACAATTTTCATGTGGTTCTAGTGGATGTAATATAACTAATACATTATCATCTAAACCTTATTAATTAATTTTAAAGCTTTTTGTAATCCTTTTTCTAAAGCTAATTCATAAGAAATAATATTAAAACCTTTATGATAAATAGCATTATTATTTATGTCATCAATATAATATTGATGCATAATTTTTTTATTAGCTATTTTACATTTTCTAGCTTCTACATATAAATTATGTTTATCTCTTAACCATTTTTGAAGTAAAGATTGAGTAGGTGCAGAACATGTTTTTCCATAACCAAAATTATCTCTATCTTTATGATTTGCATTTACTCTAAAAGAGTATTCATAAGGTTTTTTTAGATAATTCATTGTAGAATTTTTACAATAAAAATGTAAAACATTAAGATCAAAGCTTTTTTCTTTAGCTAATTTAGCAGTTTCAAATGATATTAATTGATCTTTCATCTTTCATTTATTAACTTATCAAGGAATACAATTAATACTAAAGAAAGCCAACCCATTACACCTCCTCCTAATAATATAGCAGGTATAGCGTCTGGAAGTCTAATTTCAGTAGTAATCATTTTTAATATTTGATAACCTAAACAAGAACCTCCTATTATACTGCATACTATAAATAAAAATGCTAAAACTTCTAATGTTGTTTTCATAATTTATTTTTAATTTTAACTAGTTTAAATAAAAAAATTCCAATAATAATACCTGAAATTATCATAAATAAAGAATAATTTAAATACATAACTTTAATTTTTAGTAATGACTTTTGAAGAATATAAAAAATGTTTGTGTGAACCTGAATTAGATGAATATGGAAATCCAATTGAGCCTGATGAGGGTGAAACAGGAGATGGTGCTAATGCACCTGGTTGCTGTATCAACAGGCGTGATTTCTTTTTTGGATGTGCTTTAAATGCACTTATACCTAAATATTCATTTAGACATGATTTACATATAGATGAAATAGAAGAACATACTATACACTGTATTAATAGAGCTCATTATATTGCAGATAGATGTGATGCTAGATGCGGAAGTGCCCCTACTTCTACTCCATTATTTGGAGGAGTGCCTCATGAACCTCAAAGAGATCCATTTGATGTATCAGGTAACACTGGTAATGCGTAAATCAGGAGAGCCAATTAAGACTCTCCTGATTTCTCATTTCTTTAGTAACTCACTATTAATTCTTTTTAATCTATTTTTTCTTCTAGTTACTAGAACTTTATTTAAATCTATAAATAGACCAAATCCTTTACCATATCTTCCTCCTATACCTATTGTTTTATTTTTAGATAAAATAAGAAAATGATCTGATTTAAAAATTGAATCTTCTTCTTTTTTTAAAGATCTTATAGTAAAATCATCTAATAACTCATTTACTACAAGCCAACTAACTTGTCTTAAAGTATTATTACCTAAATATTTATCTTTAAAATTTATGTTATGAATATTCAATGCCACTGTTTCCCTAGCTAGTAAATCTTTAGTAAAAGATCTACTTATAAAAAACACTGGTTTATTTTCTTCTTTTGAAAATCTATTATTAGAATGATGTTCCATTAAACTAAAACCAGTACTTAATAATGTATTATTTACATTTAAATATCCATCTACTTTTTCTAATTTTAAAGATTGCTTTTTTATAGCTTCTTTGTTATTAAATCTTCTAAAAAGTAAATCACTTATTAAAGTAGGAACAAACATTTCTTTATATCCATTTTTGTTTAACACTAAGATAGATTTATTTATTATAAATCTAAGCTCTTCTGCCATTTCATTTTGATATAATCTCATCTATTTTCTTCTTTTTAAGCACCTTATTATTATAAATCAATAAGTTTCTTTGTACATAACCATCTTTAAATATAGGTGGCAATTTAAATATAATCTCTTCTTTCATATCTTTTACAAAATACAAAGTTTTAGCATTTATAAGTACTTTCATAGTTTTTAAAAACTCTCTTCTGTCTTCAAACTTAACTAAGTTAAAAGGGTCCCCTTCATAACATAAAAAGTAACCTTGTCTTTCATTTAATAAGTCATTTATATTTAAAATATCTCTAGTAAAAGAAGCTTTACCTCTAGGAGAAAATTCTTTATTTGAATATCTTAAATATCTGTAAATTACATCTTTTATTCTTAATAAATTTGGATCTATAAATTTCATTAATATAATTCTAATATTTTTTTACCTATTATAGGTAAACATACTTTATTCACTTTAATAACAGTATCATTATTTCTTCTTACTACTTCACCTATAGCTAATCTATTATTAATTTTAGTGTAGTAATATTTACCTAATTTTAAAAGATGCAAGTTATCTTTGTCCACAATTTCTCCAACCATTTCCAACACTTCTGTTTTAAGAAAGGTATTAAATTCTCTTTTCCATTGTCTTTTGTCTGAAGCCTGCTTAAGTCGTGTACTCTCCTCCTTTCTATCAAGGTATCCAAAGGTTGCTGATATGGGGGGTAATTCTCTGCTGCTCTTCATCCTGGATCATTTACTTGCCATGTATTAATACCTACAGATCTATTAGTACCTGCTCTTCTTGCAGTATTTCTTATTTGCTCTTCTTGTCTATTACGTATCATATTATGAAGAACATTTATATCCTCATTTTCATTTACAATTTCTGGTTCTCCATTTAATATTTTATTTTCAGCTACTAATTCTTCATTTTTTTTTGCATCAGCAATGGCGTTTTTCCATCTTGCATATGTGGTTCTAGGCACCTCTACAACGCTTCTTAATTCATTAGTACTATCAATTTCATTTACTCTTTCATCTATTGTAGTAAGAGCTACTTCAACTAATCTTCTCTCCGCTTTTGAAGAATCTTTATCTTGGTATATTCTATTAAGGATCTTTCTCCTTATTAATAATAAATTAGATAATATAAGTACATCAGTACGAGTAGTATTAGAAAAGTCTATTATATGAAACTTGTATAAATCTTTCAGTTCATTTGTGTTTAAAATAATGTTCATATTATATTAAAAATTTTTAAAAGTATGGCAAATACAATACCTGAACCCCCTATACCGAGAGTAGTTGTCTTAAATTTTTTTAATTGTCTATTTTCTTCTAAAATAGTAGGTATAGTTGTTAAAGTCTCTGTACAGTTAGCAAATAAATCCATACTATATTTATAGTTTTCTCTATTATCTGCAACTAAACTAGCGTTTGTATTTGTTAAAGTATTATTATTACCTAATAATAAATTAAAGTTAAAATTATCTAAAGAGTCTTTAGCTATCTTAACATTTAATCTATCATTTAAAATATCTATTGTTTTTAAATCTCTAGCCCATAATTGTGCATGTTCTTTTTTTAAGATATAAAATGTAGCGTCTTTTTTATTATATATCAAAGGAAAATAAGAATCTGATATTTTATCTAAGTTCATCAAATCTGACTCCATCTTCAATTCTGTCTGAGATAATAGAAGAAAGGGTATCATCAGAAAAAATAAGTTCAGGTATATTAGACTGAATAGCTTTAAGTTCTTCATCTGTTTGATTAAGTTTATTTAATTTCTTATTAATAGATACTAACTGTTCAGTTAGTTTATTTTCTTTCTCAGGTATACTATCTTTGACGTTAATAAGTCTCATCAACTCATTATTTTCTTTTTTTAAAATCTCATAATTACTTTCAAGTTCTTTTGTTTTTTTTATATTTTTATTCCAGCCTATACCTAAAAGAATTAATATTAAAGTTATAGCTAAAATTATAAATATTTGTAATCTTTCCATTATTTATTTTTTTTAATTTCTAAATTTAATTCATTACATCTCAATATAATAAATTTTCTTAAATCATAAATATAACCTTTACCTCCTGTATAATCTAACACCTTTTCTATATCATAGCTAAGTACTCTTTTAAAATGATTAAAGTATTTTATATTTAAATCTCCTAAAGAACTATCTACTGATGCTTCTCTAATAGTAGCTACTATTTTTTTTTTATTAAAATCTAGTCTAGATAAATTAGCGCCAAGTGTTGTTAATCTGTTTCTTAATGTTAATAATTCAGTATTTGTCATGTTATAACTTTAAATTCTTTACTATCATATACTTCCCATAAACTTAAATTAGTTATAGGTTTCTCTTTCTTAAAATTAACTACTCTTTTATCATATAAATATCTTATAGCAGCCTCATCAATTTTACCTAATTTACCTTTTGATATTAGTTTACCTTTTTCTATTTTAAAAAAGTATCTAATACCTTTCATAAATTCATGCTTTTTCTTTAGATTATATAAATTAAATATAGCAAATCTATTTATAGTACCTTGACTTATCATTTTATCTACTGAACCAGATAAATATACTGATCTTCGTCTATTATACTCTTTTGGTGTTATATTTAATTTAGCGCAAATAGCTTTTACTAAATTTAAATCTTTAATCATTCTGATTTCAGCATTTAAAGATGGCTTTTTAGGAAATTTAATTTTAGTTCCTTTTTTCATATTTACATATAGTTTTACTGACCCTGAAACATTTAAATTTTGTCCATTAAGTTTAAACCATTTACAATGTGCAGGTATCCAAAATTTATCTTTATTAGGATCTCCAGTTATCTTATAGTTTTTACCGCCTATAAGTACTTTAGTTCTTTTTCTATCAATAGTATATTTAGGTAACCATTTATAAGCTTTACTTTTATTTAAAAAATAAGAGTAATTAGCTATGTTTCCACACATAACAGATGCTATATGTTTATTCCAAGTAGTTACATATAAGCTAACAGTAGTACCATTTTTATATTGAACTTCTTTATTAAATAGAACTAATTTCCAACTACTGAAGTTAGCAAAATTTCTTGTTTTATGTGATTGCTTAATGTAATCAGGTCTACTTTCACAATAATATTTATATACTGCTAATCCTGCTATAAAGTTACCATGTCCTAATGGTCTATACTTATCTCCTGCTTTTAAATCATGTTCATGTTGTCTAGGTACAGTGAATGTATAAAATAGATTTCTATAAAAAAGTATTTTTAACTCAGAATTATATTCTTTAGGTAATTTTTTATTAATATAATTAACACAGAACCTAATTTTAGATACCATTCTATCTATCTTACCATAATCATCCATTTCAGTAAGTTCTTTAATAACTTTATTTAATAAAGTTATATCTAAATGCTCTCTATCTATATAAGGTATTTTTTTATTTATATTAACTATTTTATAATTATGATCATTCACTGTATACATCTTTTAATTTTAATAAATTAATATAATTAGGTTTAACTAACAAATCTATTCTATTACAATAAGAGTATCTATCATTCATTACGTCTTCTATTCTCCACCAACCTTTAAAATATTGCTCTTTACTATCAATAAATATTGAATCACCAAAATTATATCTTGTACCTATCATATTTCTAGGTACAGCAGCTATTCTTGGTGGATTATTAACATCTTTTATTTCAAAACCACTAGCTGTAATTGTAGGAGTATTATCTGTTTGATCAGATACTGCCCAGTATACAGATACTATAGTGGTATCACATTCTTGTATTTTAAAAGAAGGTATATTTATAATTGTAGGTTCTTCTACTTCTATAAAACCTGTTACACATTTTACAAACATTAAAGAAAAAGCAGTCATAGTAAATGAAAATATAATTATAATTTTTACAGTATATAATATTCTATTCATTTTTGTTATTTTAAATTTCAAATATAAAACCTCTTATATCATTCTTATCATTTGTTTCTGTAAATTTTAATTTATATCCATGTTGTCCAAAAGAATTTAAAATTTCATTTATTTTTTTTTCTCTTTGAATAACAGTTAGATTAGATAATTGCCATCTACCCGTATATACGTATTTATATTTGTATTTAGTTTCTTCTAGTATCATTTTTTTGTTTTATTTACTTCTTTATAAACAGTTATAAATATTCCTGCTAAGATCATAAAAGTGCCTAATGGCTCATTATATCTTAACATTAAAAAACCACCTGTAACTAATATTGCTCTTTTCATAATGGATCTACTTCTTCTATTTTTAATTTATATAAATCTATTTTAAGAACTGCAACTTCATGTATATCTACTAAATATTCATTATTTATTAAAATACTTGTAGAGGGGTCTTTTTTTATTATCTTATATGGTTCCCACTTTCCATTATTATTTACAATTATTTTTATTTTTTCATAAAAACATGCTATATAAACTTCTTTATAATTAGTTAATTTAAATAAAAAAGGCGTAGCTAATGAACTAGCTAAAAATTTTCTTCTTTTCATACTCCATATTTTTCTAAATAAAAATTACTAATCTTTTTTTTATCTCTTAATTTATAAGGAAGAGCATGTCTAGGTAAATTAAATCTAAATATACCTTTATATACTTTTTTATCTGAAACTATATATTTCATAATAGCTTGACTTGATAAGTAATATATATACCCTTCTTTTAAAGTTATAAAATTACTTTCTTTTATTCTACCTGGTATATATCCATGTGAATCTACTGGTACATCTAATTCTCCATTAAATACTTTAATAGTATCATCAGTAGCCATCATTAAACAGCCTCCTTGTCTTGGTACACCAAATATTCCTATATGAAATTGACTACCCAATCTAATTGCAGCTTGTTTTCCATCTAGTTTTTTTTTAACTAATATGGTATTGCCTAACATATGAGGTAATGTTCTATTAATTAAAGGTTTATCTGCTTCTACATATCTACCTATTTGAGTAACAGTGGCCATTCCTACTCTTTCTTTAATAGGTATTAAATCTAACATATATTTTATAATAAACCTAGTTTCTTTTTCTAAACCACTTGTATCTCCATCTAAATTGAAGTTTTCTTCTTGATCTATTTTTAATTCAGGTAAATAAAATTCACATACCTCTATTACTTTTGAATATATCAACTTTTACCGATTTGAACTTTATAATAATGATCTGATATTTTAGACAATTTTAAATTATCTTTACCTAATATAGAATGAATCTCATTTACTCCATTTGGTAATTCTACTATATATGATTTCATACCGTCTTTTACTCTTTTCATAAAAACTTCTTTAATCTCTTCTGCTCTTTTAACAGGAAAATTAGCTATTCTATTTGTAATTTTCTCATCAAATTTAAATTCCTTTTTGATTCTTGATGTTTTTTCTAATTCTGTCATTTCTTTTTTTGTTTATTATACCATTTAATAAATTCTACTACAGATTCATATACATTAGTTATAGACCCGTCAAAAGTTGTATCAACATCAGAACCCTTATATAAGTGGTTCCAATAATGTCCTTCACTAGAAACTCCTTTAGTGCAATCCCCTACTGAGATATAAAAACCGTCATTACTACTAGATTGCCAATATACTTCTGCATTTTCTATTTGTATATTACTTATCTTTTCTACTACAGGCATTAACAAACCCCAAGATTCATTAAATTCTATATTAGCATCATAATTAAAATATTCATCATTAAACATGTATAAATATTTTGATACATAATTTCCATAATTATTAATATCATTATACGGATCAGAATTATCTAACTCCATAAATTCTGCTATTAACTTATTATTTTCTTCCATAATAATTATTTAATTAAAAAATTCCTAACTAACTCACCATATTCATCTTTCACATCTATAAACTAAGAGGGATTTGAACCCACGATACTGTATCTGAATGAAGAAACAGGAACTTACCCGTTGTTCTATTTAGTTCCCTAAAGATGACTAAGCCACACCCCTGATTTGGACTCAGGGCACTTAACCTCTCTAATAGATTTGATTAACTTTTATTGTTTTACAAGTGATACGTTAGGCAAAACTACTACTTTTCACTATAACGAGCATACAAACAGTGCACATCACGAAAAACAGCTATTATAATAGTATACTTTAAATTTTAAAAATATAAGTTTTAATATTATCCTCTATTATTACTATTTTAACTTTATCAATATCATTATTATTTAATAAGTCTAAATAAATTTCTAATAAATCCTGTCTTTCAGGTAATTTACTTAATGATGCATTATGCCAACTTATTAAATCTTTAATTGCTAATACTAACGGTATCAAGTCTTCTGGTTCCACTAGTATTGATTCTTTTAATCCATTTTCATATTTGACTATCAAATATATCCCATCTTCTATTTCTATTTCCTCTGTATATGTAATTAAAAATTCAAAATTTCTTTCTTCTATGTCATTTATTACCATTATTGAATTTAAAAAAAACAGGAAAGGACATTACTGCCCTCTCCTTTAGTTACTTAATTTCATTAAAAACTATGACTATTCATTTATTTGATCAGCCATTGCTACTTTGCTTTCTGCCTCTCTTTTAGGGGCTTCTTCATTTGCATTGATTATTACTGCAGCACCTAATTCTTTAGAAGCTTTAATAAGATCAAGTGCAGCTAATGATGGACTTAATTTACTCCATTGAAATCTTCTTCCATACTCTTCATCTGCTTCAGTTTCTCTGCAGGATGCAAGATAACTGTGACCTACTTCAAATCCAATATTTTCAGCTACAGTCCCCGCAAGAACTATTCTGTTTGGTGCTTTACCTGCTACAATATTTAAGATAACTGGCATTTTACCATTTTTATCTGCAGTTGCAGGATTTTCTAATGAGCCTGTGTAGGCATTTACTGATACTATACTTTGTTCTGTAAACATAATTTAATAATTTAATAATTTAAAAAAATAATTTAATAATTTAATATATAATAAGTGTGAAATTAAGTCTATTTTGCTACTTCTTTAATAACTACAGCTTCTTTTCTTTCAATCATCTTTGTTTCCCCTCTTTTAACTTTATTTGCATAATCTAAAATAAACTCTCTAATAGGAGTTTCTCTAGGTAAATTATCAGCAAGTTGTATTATTTCTTTAGATGAAATATTAAATAAATCAGTTAATAACATCATTATTAATTTTTTCTTACTAGGTGGAGATAATGCTTGCATTATAACTCCAAAATCTAGTTTTTTAAGAAATACTAATTGATTAAATTTTAAAACAGTTATTTTGTGTTTCTTAACTAAATCATTTGCTGGCTTGTCCAGTACTACAATCTTATTCATTTCTTGTTTTTAGTTTTTAAAAATAAAATCTTTAAAGGGAATAATAGCAAAAGAAAGTGTTCCTTCTTTTACTTTACTTATTTTAAATAAAGCTTTTTTATTATTTACTATAATAAATTGACCTCTATCTAATTTATGATATTTAGTGTTTTTAGCATTAAATATTCTGAAATTTCTAGATTTATCACTAACAGATACATTCATATTGAACAACATCTCTCCTCCTTTATAGTTTTGTTCACTTGATAAACCTAGTATAATATAAAATGGAATATAAGTTTTATTATTAAAAGATAATGGCTCATACCCTATACTACTTTCTGGAGTTATTTTATATATTGGTATTGCGTTTTCAGTAAAAGAATTACTAAAATCAATACCAGATTTACTTGTAAAATATCTAGTCACGTAATCAATTAAGCCTTTATTTTTTAGATATTTAAAATGATAATTTTTAGGTTTAGCTTTAAACCATTTAATATTTTGATTTGATGAAATTAATATATTGTTTACTAAATCATCATTTACATTTATTACTAGGTCCATTTAATTGTTTTTAAAAGAAGGATGCAGGAAGACTAGCCGCTAATTAACGCTTCAATACATAAGTATAATTAAAATAATAAATATATTCTAAACGAATATAATACTTCTTAAAATTATATGATTCTTATATACAAGCTAGTAAGATTCTTACGTCTTCCCAACATCCTTACTATATTTAGAAAATATAGTCAAATTATTAATTCATATAGATTTTTCAGTCCAACTATACGTTGAAATCTTCCTTCTTTTATCACTTCTATATGAGTACCATCATTAACAAATCTTGGAGGATTCATTAATGATATTTTTATTATATGATCACAATAAGTAGTAATCCTATAACTAAATTCTTCTCTTTGTACTGTTTTAACTATCATGTTATTAATTTAAATAAAAAGAGCAGCCTTACATAAATGTAAAGCCACTCTTATCTATATTATAATTATTCTAAAGATGGACATAATACTCTACAGCTATCACGATCTAAATTAGATGGTAGTATATGTGAGCAACTAGAGGATGCAGTGCATGGAATATTACTTGCCTCTCCCGTTTCAGGGTTACTCAAATAAAGTGTACATTCACTGCCATCTTCACAACATGTTATACAGACGTTATCTCCCAGCCAATTCCTAATATCACTTATTGGCATCTCTGCCATAGGTGTAGGTATTGGTGAAACATAAGCTGATTCCATACTGTCTGGACAATCTTCGCAATTTTGATCTACAGAAGCTCTACCCATAAGTAAGCAAAGAAAACATAAAGCAAGACAACAAAGAGTCCACCCAAGAGAAAAATTAGAATTACTATTCATATTAACGATTTAATAATTAAAAAATGTGAGAAGGTCAATTTTAATTTATAATCATTTGTGGATCATAAAAATATTCTTTTTTGTACCATTTAGCAGCTCCAGATTTAAATTTTATTAAAAATAAATTCTTCTTTTGCTTAATAATACTGTATTTAAAGCCTTCATGTAAAAATTTAGCTTTAGAACCATCTTTACATGTAGCTTTTGCTATTACTTTTGTATTAATATATCTCTTCTCAGGTATTTTAAAGCCATATGAGCGTCTTTCTTTTATCATTGGACTATCTCTTCTACTAAACTAGAGATCTGCGCCATACGGTCATTATTTAAGCTATAATAGATGAATTTCCCTTGTCTCTCTGTGTCAACTACCCCCACTCTTCTTAATATTGCTAAATGCTGTGATGCTACTGATTGTTCTAGTCTTAGTTTAATATAAATATCAGTTACAGTCATAGTTCCATTCTCTTCTAATGAATCTATAATCTTTTGTCTTAACTTGTGATTGACAGCTCTGAGAACAAGTACTGCTTTTCTGAAATCTGCATAATCTAATTGAACTTTTTTAACTGGTTTTCTTAAACCAACTTTCATTTTACCCATTATTTAAAGTTTAATTGTGAAATATTTATCTAATAATTTTATTATACTATGATCAGTTTTAGAATAAGTTTCTATGTACCAATACGCTATTACTCCACATGTTGCTATTACAAAAAACATAACACTCATACATTCAGGTCCACTAGCTTCATTACCTTTTTGTATAAATAAATAATTATAATATGCCCATATTAAATAAACTGGTATGAGCCATACTGTATGTCTACCTTTCATTGTTTTAATATTTTAGTTTGTACTATTTCCATTATTTCTTTGTATTCAGGTTTTATATCAGCTGTATTATATGATGAATCCCAATCTCTATAATATTTATCCTTATTATTAGAGAGCTCTCTCATATTAAAAGATAGTTTACCTTCTGAATTTGATTGAACTAAATGTCTAATATTTAAAAGTTTTAATTTAGCTATTTTTCTATCTTTTGCATTAAAAGAAAAATAAGCATCTAATAAGTTTGTAATTTTATTATTTCCTAAAAAATAAAACTCATGTACTATAATTCCTATTATAAATAATATAATACCTATAAAAATAACATAAAGTATTCTTCCACTTGCTACTAAAAAATTACCAGAAGTGTGTTCATTACCATTATTAGGAAAATGTGAAAAGTTTTCATTCATACACCACCACTCTTTATATTCAATCATATGTTGAAAAAAGGGTAAATAATATGATACTACATGATATAAACACCATAGTAATAATGGCACTACTAATATTGCTATTCTACCTTTCATGTCTTAGTTTTAGATTTAATATTAAACTATTTCTGCTTCGCATAATAATCTGTGTTTAGGTAATTCAAGTAATTTTTCTAATGTCTCTAATCTGTTTAGAGCATCTTCTTCTGACATTTGTTCATTCTGCACTTTATTAAATAATAATATTTTACTATTATTTATCATTGCAAGTTTTTGTTCATATTGTTCATCTAATTTGTCCTGTTCTGTTCTAAAATCTATTTCTACATATCCTTGAGGAGCTGCATCACCTATTGATAAGGTTGTTATTAATTGTAATACCACAAATATTATGATGAAAAATAGTGGTGGTAAAGGTAAGAAATAGTATGCTAATAAGTCTATACTAAGGAATAGTGTACCTACTGCAAATATTCTACCAAATTCTTTAGTTATAATTTGTATCATATTGTTCTGTATGTTTTTTAATGATTGACTCTGATATATTTTTCTTCTTTACTTTTACTGTTCCAAATATAGTTTGTTCTATACAATAAGAGTACTCAGAAAACGGTACATATACCCATTTATTGTAAGTTCTTTTTCTTACAATATTTTCAAGTATGCTTTTCTCATCTGGATCTAAGTGATGAGTCCGTGTTAATGTGTCCATTTGAGTAATTTTGGTTATAATATATGAATTTTATACTAGTTTAAAAAATAAATACAATAGTTTACTAGATTTTAAGCCTTTTCTTACGACATAAGGCGTCAATAATACTACATTTTTAGCTATTGTGTGTATTACATCCCACCAATATCCTCCTTAATTTAAAAGCATGCTGAAGAATGAGCTATTGTATCATTATGTTTTAAAATATCTTTGTTTAAATTTGGTTTTTTGTTAATTTTTTATTATATTTTAATATGAAATTAAAAAGAAATTGTAAACAATGTGATGAAGAGTTTTTAGCTGATACCAGAGAATTAAATAGAGGTAATGCTAAATTTTGTTCTATATCTTGTGGGGTACAACATAGTAATTTACATAGAAAGTTACATAATAAAGTATGTAAACATTGTAGTAATAGATTTGAATCAATTAATATAACTGCTAAATATTGTTCCAATTTCTGTAAACAAAAGAACTATAGATTAAGAGCTAAGTCTGATAATAAACATGATGCTAAATTAAAAAAACTAATAAGACAATATCCATGTGAAAATTGTAATTATTCTACTACTCATAGAGATGTACATCATGTTATACATGTAAAAGACGGCGGTAAAAATGAATATTCTAATTTAATATCTTTATGTCCCAATTGTCATAGAGAAGCACATTGTGATATATTATCTAAAGAAACTTTATTTAATATAATTAAAAATAGAATATTATCATTGTCTTTAAAAGAATTATTAAAAGAAATATAAAATATGCCACACCATTACAATGTGGCATACTTTTTTAAAATGGTCTATCTATTCTTCTTCTGTTTCTGGCCCATCACCTCCATCAGCGGGTGTATCATCTCCTTGCTCTTCATCTGCTCCTAAAGCAGTATCTACTACTTCAGTAGCTGTTTCAACAGCATCAGATACTACAGCAGCTCCAGCAGCTAGAACAGTTCCTACTGCTTCCATTGCTTTGTCTTCTGCTGTATCTTCATTATTTGTGTTTTCATTAGTAGCATCAGCTGTGTTAGCCATTTCTACTACATCATTTGTTTGCTCCATTGGAGCGTTGTCATCATTATTCATAATATTATATTTAAGATTAAAAATTTACCATGTTTTAATTACTAATATTTCAGGAATAGTATCCCTGACATATCTTCCAGTACATTTACCAGTTTCTAATTGTACATCTATCATACACTCATCTAAGAATTGATTTATTCTTAAAAATCTAAATGGATAGCGTATTGCATATTCTTCACCCACCTCTAATTGATAGGTACAATGTATTAAATCAGATACAATCTGATTTGTATTTACTTCATGTATAATAGTATACACATCTAACTCATAATGTTCTGTTATCTCTTCTGTGATTGACATTGGTTCTTTAGAACATGAGCTAAATACTAGTATTAACATTAGTATAACCCAGAATATTGGATTAACTACTTTATTTTGTTGGTGTTTTATAATTTCATTCATTATTTAAAAAGTTTATTTAATCCAAGAGTGAAATATATCAGAATAATCATCTAAAGTTTTTTCTGATACTTCTTTAATATTATCTTTATATTTTCTAATAAATTTCTTTTCATTCCATTGGTCCATTTTTTTTATATAGTGTATAGCATGAATCATTCTTGAACTAGGTTTTTTACAACCTGTAATATTTTGATGTAAGGGTAACAATTTATTAACTAATGTCATTAAGTCAATAAATCCTTTTTCATCATTTATTTTAAAATGACCAGATTTTATTTTATCTGATACTGAACCACCTCTTGATTGTCCTGTTCTACTTCTTATTCCATATAATAGTTTAGAACAAGTGCTTATGCTATAAATAGATGATTCTTTATGTTGTACTAATTTTACATAATGTGCATAATTTAAATAACAATATGCATTTACATAATCATCTATAGTCCAGGCTAAACTAGTACTATTTAAAGAACTAACAAAACCTACCATTTTATCTACTTTGTCAAATTTTACTTGACAGATGCTGTAATTTAACGGTAAATTAGCAAATATAGCTGATTTAACCCTATGTTGACCGTCTGCAATAAAATGTTCCCATTTACCAGTAATTAAATTAGTATAAATTAATATTATACTTCCTACGAATCCATAAATTTGCATATTTGTAACTAGTTCTTTTCTAGCGCTAGCATTTCTATTAAATGGTAAATAATTTAATTTAGCGCTTTGTTTAGGTGATAATGTCCCTAATTCTTTTAATTTCATGATTGTTATTTATTTTAAATAATAATAATAAAAACAGAGAGTCTTTGATGTTGACTCTCTGCTAACTATGTGAGGCTTCAAACCCCCGTGTATTTTATAGATTAGATAATGTAATATCACCTGTAAATAATTTAAAATCTTTTTTATAGAATTGTTTATGTATTCCTATTGTTTCTTTAATATTTTTTTTAAACAATATAGTTCCATAAAAAGTATTTAATCCACTTGTTGAATTAACTATTATTAAAGAATCTAATTTTGATTTCTTTTTACTAATTAATAAATTAGGTATATCCCAATTAATTTTACTCATTGATTTTTTATAATCTACTGTTACTTTCATCTTCCTAATATTTGTACAGCATCTCTATCAGTGATGTGCTGGCTAGTTTCAAAATCTAATGGTTTCATTGCTTTTAATTTAACTGCTTTCATCTCTTCTTCATGTGTAAGTCTAAGTTTAGGTTTAGAAATAGGAAATATTCTTACTTCAAATAATGGATTTCTAGGTATTATATTATTTAATTTTTCAGCTATTTTAATTCCTTCAGAATTTGCATACTCTGATCTTATAAATGTTTTTTTACTTATAAATTTAAGTATTTCTTTCTCATACAAAAGAAATTTATAGGTGTGTTTATTCATTATGATGTATTTAATAAGTGGTTAATAAATAAGAGAGAGCTAACTAGCCCTCTCTTTAACTAAATTGGTGTATTAAATTAAATTCTTTGATAATAATCTTCAGGCATTATTGTATTATGTGATATATAAGTTAATTCCCAAAGATTTTCATCTATATTGTTAAATATTCCTATTTTATTAGAATGATAATAAAGATCTTTAGTCCACTCATCATTTAATGGATCACTATAAATAACAAAAGGTGTTTCTATTATAACTTTATTATTTTGATCAAATGATCTTATTATTCTATCTACTGATAAAGAATAAGTTTCTTCTGTGTATCCAATATTATACTCAGTTAAATGCTCATCATTCTCCATTTTAATGTATACTTGATTAGTATAATCATTATAAAATATAGTATTACATGTATTTGTACTTATAGGTACATAATTATCTTGAAAGTCAAGTTTAATTTGTTGTTCAGGTATAATAGATATTAATGATCCTATTATAAAAAATATAAATGGTATTTTATGTTTCATAATTTTTGGTTTTTTATTAAATCTAAATTATTTTTTATCCATTTTGCAAAATCATGAAAATCATTTTGAATTAGTTCTGCATTTAATAAATCAGCAGTATTTATTCCTTTATATCTATTATTCCATTTAAAATAGTTTTTTTCTTTACTTTTTAAATAAGATATCATTATTTTATTAAATTTTCTTTTTGATAAAATAATATTAGGTAATAATTTTCGTATATAAACATGAATACCATTTAAATAATTTACTTTTCTTTGTAATCTGCTCATATTTTAAAGTTTTAGTTTAAAAAGTGAAGAGTATATGCTATATTGTATACACTCTTCATATGTTATCATTATCTACGGATAGCAATAATAATTCCATTAATTAGTTTGAAGATGAATAAATCTGTTACGTGAATAATCATAATAATACTAATTTAGTTACTCTTTAGTTTTTGGGAAACTAAAAAATATACAGCTAATTCCTCTGTATAACCACTCATACTATTAATATGATTAATCTGGTGATATTGCACAATTAAATAATAGCAGGATTTGCAACCTTAACGCCTACAGACTACCCTTTCAAGGGCTTTAAACTATTATTTATACTTAAGTAGCTATTAACTATAATAATTTGAGGACATCACTCACCATTATTACTATTACTTAAGGCAAATGAGCCATTACAATCGGACTCTCTAGAAGGATTTAAACCTTTTACCATTTGCTGCCTCCACTAAAAGATATAAATTCACCTGAATAAGACAACTATTATTACAACAGTTTATATCAGCTGATGCCCGTTGAATAGGGATTCATTTACATCTTAATAGCTTTACATTGTTATCCCTTAACAAAAGATAAGGAATACTTTGTTGGCTTAGATATCTAATTTGCCTGATATCTAAGCTTGACACTATGTTGGCCCTACAGACAGTTTTATTATACCTAACTGACAAATATCAACACTTTTTTCGTTTTATTTCTACAATATGTTCTGATAAAAAAGAAATGAGTGTATAACTAAAAAACAACACCAACTATACTCTAGGCATAAGAGTATTGTATTTTAAGTGGTATTGGCAGAGAGCATCATCACTACTCTCTGCCGTTCATCAACCACAAACTATACCCTTAAGAGGGTATAAAATATCTTTATTTCTTTTTTAGATACCTAGCTTTAGGATATCCAGTTTTAGCATTAATGATGAAATACCAATATTTACTTTTATCTTTATTAGTCCATACATATCTAGTATTATGTTTTTCTTTAGTTCTTATACCAAGATATGCCTTGTATTGTTTACCAGATTTATTAGATGTTCTCATGATGTAAATAGATCCTGATCTAGATTGTCCTCCTTTAAATGTTTTACCAGATATTGTTACATTTCCAGTTTCATTTATAGTTGATGTAACTATTTCAACAAACCTTGATGTTTCTTGAGCTGATACATTTAATGATATCATAGTAACTATAGCTATGATTAATGTTTTGATAGTATTCATTTTAATTGTTTTAAATGTTTATAATATGTAATCACCAACATTATGGTAATATTTTAATATATCTTCATTGTCATTAGGTTTAGGAAATTGATTTTTCCCTTCAATAGTTAAACTATTCCACCATTTAATTGCTTCTTTCATTTAATAATTATTAACTTTTGCTCCTAAACAAGATATGTCAATAAAACTATTTTTTATAAGTTTACCATATTGCTTATAAACAGCATCATATGATTTATTAAGTAATTGACATACTTTATGTACATGTATTTTTTCCATGATTTAATTGTTTAATGGTTAATAATAAAAGAGAATGCAGGATATACTGCCATTTAATTTACATAAAGTTCTCTTAGCTTTACATGTCTTGAGTTTCACGTGTTTTTTAAAATAATACAAGTGAATATACATTACGTGTATACTGTGTACTGTTATTTTCAGCTATCCTTGTATTAAATGCATATTAATTACTCTCCAGTATTAATTGCTTTCACATGAGTATTTTAAAATAACTCTCACAAGGTTGCACCTTGATTAATTACACCAAATTAATACTACAAGATTTCTTGTTATGTTTATACCTGCAATTGGATGAGAGTTACTACTTCAATATTGTTCTTCTTTAATTTACCTTTTGCATTTTTAATGTAACAAAACATTTACCTTTGTTGATAGATGGTTTATTAGATATTAATGTATATCCTTTTTTCTTCCAATGTTTTAACCATCTGAAGTGTTTATTATAAAGTAATGTTTTTTCTATTTTAGTTGTATTGCTCATGATTGATGATTTAGTGGTGATTTAATAAAATAATCAATTGTTGTACTCAAACTTTAGTGCTGGACTGACTACCTACTTCTGGTGTACATTTATGATATAAAAATAGTAACTTAGATTACACATGTATAAAGCCATAGTACGTAAATTATCATAATTAAAAGGAGTAATGAACTCTCAATTTAACAAACTGATAACTAACTGTATTTTTCAATACGTCTACTCAGCATTATAGTATCATGTGTAATCATATTGCTATTTATTTTGTATTTCTTAACGGTTTTAAAAAGGGATAAAAGTACAACTAACGCTATACTAGTATATATCAATTGGATTGCTTAGAAGTGATAAAAAGAGGGTTAAAAGGGAATGAGATAGTGCACTCCACCCCACAACAACACTTACATTCAAAATAAAATTAGGACTAATCAGGATTTACTACAATACCTTTGTACTATAGTAGATTTAGTGTGGTGTTTCAACTACCAATCAATATTTAAATATAATACCCTATTGAATTATCAATAAATAATAAATTAATTAATAAACTGATTAGTCCTTATCTTGAATGAGTGCTGATAGTACACATGATGTGCATACTACCAGCTCACTGTATGTTAGATGGCAATGAAGAGAGCTTACGCTCCCGGATACTATCCCTCCATGCTACGCAATGCAGCTTGAGGAACTTGTATCACTTGATCTACTTCGTAAGCATCAGCATCCTTGGTAGACATAACTAATGCGTTATACACAAACTCAGATTCTACGGACACGGTCAACCATGTCTTACCTGTTTTAGAAGTAGAGATTTTAATAATTTTACATGATAACATAACTTAAAGTTTTAATGATGATTAATAAGAAGGGGAAGGCCCTTCTCTTATGCCGAGGATTAGGTGGGGTGTTGTTAATGGGGGTACTCACTTCCAATCCCACATACGTTTTTCAAATTATATATATATTGTATCTCAAAAACCTTTTTTGGAGAACATAAGAGGGGGGGAATTAAAGCCCTTTATTTCTAATGGGTCTCTAAAAGATGGAATACTATATATAAATAATTAAGTAGCTTTTATATCTGATAAATAATCAAAGTCATGATCATTGTTATTTCCAGCCCCTATATTTATCCCTTCACTTCTTCCTGCTTCATATGCTTTACTTTTCACATCAACTATTAATAGAGATAAATCCCTTACTATTATATTTGCAGATTCTGCGGGTACTTTAAAATTCATCAAAGTAATTTTTAATTTATTTAATTCTTCCATATTATTTTATTTTCATTTTATTAATTGCATCTTCATCTATTAAATATCTAACATCATACTTTTTACCAACACTACTAATTCTAGAGTATTCTTTTACAGGGTTATTTATTAACACTTGATCTAAAGCTAAGTTCCACATTCTTTTCATAGCAATTATTGTAATAGCTTCATCTTTTTCAGAATCTAAAGACTGCTCATGTTCTAATAATATTTCTTCTAAAAATCTTTCTATTTGTGCTTTTGTCATTTTATTTTTTTTCTAATAAGTTCAGAGTATGTAGAAAATACATTAGGTCCTTTTCTGGGTATGTATTTTTCTAATTTATCAATATCCTTTTCAGTAATATTCTTAGCTTTTCCAGCAATGAATCCTATATCATAAGCAACTTTAAATATAAGAGTTGTTACGTCTCTAGGATCTTTTTTACTTTTTGCTATCTTTTGATAACACTGTTCTATTATATCTTCTATTTCTTGTTCTTTCATTTTCTTTATTATTTATTTATTATGATTTCACTTTTATTAATTCAAGTGCTTTTATTATTCCAGCTTCTAGTGCTTTAATATATGTATTGTAACTAGTTACATAAGTGTGTTGATCTGTATCATGATGAATACAACATACAAATGAATTCCAGCCTTTTTCTGGATCAGTATAACATAATTCAGGTAATACATATATTTTATGTTCTTTCATAAGCCATCTCTGTACTTTATGTTGAGGAACCGCTATTATGGTAGTAGGAACTGGATTAAAGATTGTAATATCATGTATACTATCAAAATGATCTGTAACTAGGTCTCCTTGAGAAATGTTATGCTTTTCAAATTTAGCATCATGTATATAGTGATAATGTCCTCCCCAGTTGAAACCTAACTTTTTTAATTGCAAAGACGTTTTATAGGATAATAAATCTGTTTTCATTTTATTATTGTTTTAGTATAGACATAAAAAAGCCCCTACCAATTAAGATAGGGGCCAAAGTCCGGTAAGACTTTAAATCCACTTAGTGAACTCTCATACACTTGGTGATTTTCTTGCTTCTTCATTCTGACAGCATCCAACTGTTGCTGATTTACAGGCTGTTCTACAGCTTACTTGACATACTAGCCATGATACCACAGCTGATATAGCAATTGTTATTAAGTATTGTTCCATTATTAAATTATTTAATGATTTTTAAATTAAGGTGCATCATATCATTTAGATACTTAATTCCCTTTTGTCTATTCTCTGGTGATAAATTATCCCAGTCTTCTAAGAAAATATCAAACTCTAAAGTCTGAATTTTCTCTTTTAAAATTCTTTCATTTTCTTCATCAGTTCTTAACTGACCTAAATTAAACACTTTCATTTTTTATGTAACTCTATTAATTCTAACAGAAGACTGGCTACATCTTTTTCTGTCTTTAATTCATCTTTATCAAATTTATGTCTCATATAACTATGTATCTTTTTGAACATGACTCCCTGACCTGCTTTATAAGCATCATCTATGGCTTCTTCCATGTCTTCAGTGTTAATAGTTACTTCTCTCTCAGTCATAGTCCCATCTTCATTAAACGTTGCATAAGACTGGCTCCATAGGTAACTCTTTACCTGATCTAGCCTCTGAGAGCTTAATAAGCCTATCTTTTTCTTTGTGATAGTACTCTTTAATCTTTTTACTGGTTTCATCTATCTGTTGCTTTCTATTCATAGTTTTTAATAATCATCTAAAAGTTTTCCCCATTTGGAAAAGCTAGACCATCCCCCTTTCAAAAAGAGTAAGTAAACTTATCTTTCAGAAAGAGAGCAAACTCCCTTTCTTTAGAGTTCTAAATATAAACAATTTTTTTGACAATAGCAACTACTTAGCAAATTATTTTTAATTTATTTTAATTTAAGTTCCATATAGATTTAATAACTTTCTTCTCTTTTCTATTTCAGAATAGTTTATTCTTTGTTTGATTTCATATAATTTTAAAAAATCAAAGCAATCCTTAATACTTCCTTCAAATAAATTAATAACTAAAGGAGCTGTTTCTGGATCTAAAAGGTTTATTTGTGTATCTTGTAACTTATATGTATCATTTGCTATGTATATTAAATCTATCATTTATTTAGTTTTATTTAATAATTCAGGTTCTACAGCTGTTTTATTAATCTCAACAGAGTCTATAATGCCATCCATGTATAACCATCTAGTTAAAGAGTGAGCAGGCTCTAGTTTATTCATAGTTGCATTCTCTATCTTCTTCAGAGGCTTTTTAAACCTCACCAGAGATACTTTACCATTTAATTGGATAGAAGTCTTATAATAAACATCTCCCATCTCAATCTTTTCAAATACAGCCAGAGGCTTCTGCTTGTATAATTCTTTTTTTATTTGTTTATTCATTTCTCTAATTTATTATTAATGTTATGTAATTGGATAACTATTATTACTAGTAGTATTATTTTAATCATTCTTCTTCATTTTTTAATTCATTTAATGTGATCCAGTAATCTTCAAGTTCTTTTTCAAAAAGAAGATAACTAAGTGAAGGACTGAACCATTTTTTATTTAATTTAATTTTTAATTTTTTTTTTTATTATTAAAGCTTCTTTTAGACCTTTATCAAGGGCTTCTTCATAAGTATCCCAATAACCAGTATTCCACATTCTTGAGTGTTTGGTTATAATTCTATTTATCATCTTCTTTTCTGTACTTTCAGGATCTTCATAAATTATGTCATATGTATAACAAAAACTATTAGAATCTTCTCCTTCATAATTAATTATTACATTGATATAATCTTTATCTCTTAAGTTTTTTTGTAATTCAAATTTAGTTATCAATTCCTTATCCATTTCCAGAGTTTTTTTCAAAGTGAAGTAAATCCTCTACTTCTTCAAAAAGGTAGTCATATTCATAATCTGTCTCCAAACCATCCTCAGGATCTGGGATATGGGTAAACTTGAGGTTTCTAATAGTGAAGCCAAATTCAGAAAGCATCCATGCATACAGACTTCCTTGAAGGCGGTAGTGGTTATAGTTGCAGTCATCTAGCGTATCTAATGGAAACTCCATAGATTGGAAGTCATTAAATTTTTTAATCTTTTTATTTGTATTATGTGTTTTAATATAATTTTTACTAAATAAATAAGTTTTTTCTTCTCCTTCTACAGCTAAACATTTTGTAGGAACTGTTTTAACTTTTTCTATATTTTTAATATATCTAGATTTAGAATATTTATTATTTTTAGTATTTATTAAATCATTATAGTCTTTATTTCTACATAAAAATGGATTTATATCAGGTGTAAAATTTACACTATATCCTTTAAATTGTTTTCCAAACCCAGTTCCATTATAATTAATAGTTGTAGGTTTTAAACCTAATGAAGATACTATATTAGAAACGTCTTTTGCTTGTAGCTTACTTGTAGTTTGCATTACACATCTTTTTCTATTTCTATTAAAATAACCATCTCCATCCATATAACCTCTCAATAAATCTAATCTTTGTTTATATGATGCGGTTAAATATAAATCTGGAACATGTTTATTATTTAAAACATTTAATTTTATAAGATGTTTTCTTATATTATATATAGTTCTTGATTCAGCTTTATCATTATATTGATTATGATTATGAGAAGTAGAATAACCTCTATTATGTATTTCTTTCCATATATCATCATTTATACAAGTAATAGTTCCACATGTTCTATTACCATCAGCAAGCCAAAGTCCTAAAACATAAGGATCTATTGGGAGCTTTTTATTAGAAAATTCAGGGTAAGCACAATTTATAGCTAATGTATTGCCTTTAAAGTTGAATAACTCTTCAGTAGTTAATTCTATCTCTTTTTTTTCTTTTTTACCACTTTCATATACTACCCATTTATGTTCATGATCAGCTACTATACTATCATTAGTATCAAAAGTTATTTTATAACAGGGATTATAATGAACATCAGATACATGTTTAACTTTAGTAATTTTACCATTTCCATTAAATATGTTATCTCCTACTATTATATTTTCTATTTTTTTAAATCCTATATCAGTTGGAATTAAAGTTCCTAATTCTAAACCCTTATAATCATCAATGTCAATGAATCTAACGTCTTCTACAGTTTCAATCCATACTTTGTCGGCAGTACCTGCTAGCTTATATGGATCATTCCATATAAGCAACTCTGGATAATACCCGTCTTTCAACTCATACAAATTATTAACAAGAGATTGATTCTGACTAGTAACTTCTACACTCTTTTGAATTACCTTTACTTCTTTATTAGTAAAAGGATTTATTTGGGTCTTCTTACTATAAGATAGCGCTTCTTGTGAATCGTGGTACTTATTACCTTTCTTAATAGCTTTTTTATTTATGCCTTTCCATTTTCCTGTAATCTCATTCATCTTTTCTAACACATCTGACATCTCACCCCCTAGTTCTTTTGTATATGCATGAGCACATGCGGCTATTAGGTTATGATCATATGGAGGTGAAAAGCATGATTTAACTTCAGAAAAAGTATCAGGCATTAGTTCTTCATATGCTTTATAAGCAGACCAGAACTTTGGATTAAATTTAATCTTATACTTACTTATTAGTTTTGTAACAGAAGTGTATATAACATCTCCTTTATTGTAAGTATGACTTTTTTGAGAAAACTCTATTTTTTTCATGTATATAATATAATAAATTATACACATTTATTTACTTAAAAGTATAAGAAATTTATACAAGTCCTTGGTTATTCCATATTTTTTTCTTATCTTTGTATATCATTATGATTAGAAAAGTAAAAGATACATTAAAATTTAAAGAAGAGAGAAATTTTATAGAAAAAACTATAGATATATATACTGCTATATTTATGGATACCCATTTAACAGCAAAAGAAAGATCATATTTTACTGAATTAGTTCTTTTAAACAAACAAGGTATTAATCTCTTAAGTAGGAAAGCTAATGAAACTTTAACTGAAAAATTAGGCTTTCATAAAAAAAATGATAGAGGAATATGGATATATAGAGGTAAGTTAAAAGAAAAAGGCTGGTTAATTAAAACAAAAGAGAATATTAAACTTTTACCAGTGTTTGATTTTAAAAACAAAGAGATAGATACATTCTTCTTTAATGTAAACATTAGTTATGAGCAGAACACAAAAGAAAACAATAACAGATAAAATAATAGAAGCAGAAGTTGAATTCTTCAAAAAAGAAGTAAGGGATGCTAGTTATTTAATAATCACTCCTTATGTATACACTGAGTTACTGCAAGAGATGGGATTAAGTATATCTGATAATATTTGTCATTATATGGGCCTTACACTTGCTATAGTTCCAGACCCTGATTGTTTAGGTTTAGATAATGAGATTATTATACTTTAAAAATGGATTTAAAGACAATACTGAAAAGAGTAGCAATAAAAGAAAGAATTGATGAAGAGTCTGTAAAAATTGCTTATAATCATTTTATTAAAGAACTAAAGTTAAAGTTAACTTCAGATGAAATGCCTAAAGTTCTAATTCATAATTTTGGAACTTTTTCAGTATCTTTAAATAGGTTAGAGTCTATGATGAGATTCCATATAAAAAGATACTTAAATAGAAAGTTATCTAAATCTCATTTAAAAGAACTACTTACTCCAATGTTTGAAGTAAGAAGAAGATTAAAACAAGAACAAGAATATAAAAATGAAAAAAACAAAAACAACAGTAGAAAGAAAAACAAGTTCAAATGAGCAAAAAGAAAATAAAAGAACAGCTAAACATGGATGCCCTTCCGGAAGATGTGGCATCAGAACTAATAGAGAAAATTCAAGAAAAACTAGATCCAGAAGCTATACAACGACTCCTATCCCAAGGAGTGGATCCTAGACAGATAGTAAAAAAGCCTTACGTTAAAGCAGAGGACGGGCCTTTACCAGTTACTAAAAAACAATATATAGGAGTTAAAGTGACACCAGAAAATAGAAATCAATTAATGGTTGATTTAAGAGCTGAACTAATAGTGAATCTACAAAAGAATCCAGATGTTCCTATTGACTCAGATCATTTAGATAAAGTATGTAAGGAATATATACTTAGAGAACAAAAGCATGAAAGAGCTTTTAATAAAGGAAAAGAAACATATTGGTATAAAGGAGAACCTTACCAAGTATTATATAGAGTAATAAACCCAGAAGATTAGTGAAAAATTTATATTTATTAGAAACAGCATTAGAACAAATAGAAGCAGAGATATCAACTGATATAGCAAAGATCAAAGTATACTTAGATGATCCATCAGCAACACCTGAGGAGCAGGATCCAGTATATGCAATACATGAAGTACTACATCATATAGCTAATCATATAATAGCTAAAGAGTCTGCAGAAAATTTAATTAAACAATTCAAAGAATCAACAGATGAGTAAATTTAGCTTAAATAGAGAAGAAGCAAACAAAGATAGTGAAAATAATACTACTATAAGTGTTCTTGCAGTATTATCACAGTTACTTCATGATGCTTATGAAGGTAGAGTAAAACCTGATAACAAAGGAGACAAAGGAACAATAAGAGAGTCTTTAGACAATATGCCTTTTATAAGAATGCTCCAAACAGAAATAGGAGATATATTAGGTAAAAACATTAAAGACTATGAGTAGAATAAATGCAAGTTTAATTTACATATCAAGAGATCTTTTAAAAATAAGAGAAGAATACATAAGTCAAAAAAATATTGCTTATGCAAGATCTATTAATAATATATTAATACCATTAGAAGAATTTTTAGAAAAACTAGAAGATGAACAAATATCAAAAACAATTAGTAAATAATTTCATAGGTTTTGTAGATGATGATTCTCCAATAAAGGAATACAATTTATATGAATTCCCTGAGAATTATATTTTAATAAGACTATTTACCTATAATCCAGAAATAAAAGAAGGAGAAGGTATTATAACAGACTTTGAAGGAACTAAGACAACATCTGAGGCTGAATTCAGATTAATACCTTATGGTAAAGTATTAGCTAATACAGTAGGCCCAACAGACTGGTATACTGCCTTAGCTCCAGGAGATATGATCTCTGTCCCTGATGAATTATCAGGAGTTCAAATTAATCCTAAATGGGTACAATTTAAAGAACTAATGAAAGAAAGACCGGCTCCCATGACTACATATGAACCACCACAGCTTTTAGGTAAAATACAAGCTTGGGAAAGATATGCATTTTCAGGAGCTAAATTAAAAGAGGATAGAGATGAAAATGATTTTTATACTTTTTTAATACCTCATTCATTTATAACAGCAAAAGTAAATAAGAATGTTCTTAAAAAAACTGCAAAAAGTTTGGTCTCAGCTAGTAAGGTTAAAATGGCAACATCTAATAAGTCCTAGAAAATGGGGACATGTAGTAGAGGCTAAGAAGTTAGAAAAGTTAGAAAAAGAAGAGGGTTTACCTCTTCACTTAGAAGAACTTATAAAATACAGAAAGACAAGACCAGGTTGTAAAGCATGTGTAGAAAAAGGATTTTGTGATCATTGTGGCTGTAGTATACCAGCAGCAATGTATGTTCCTGACAATGAATGTTCAGGAGGTCATTGGGATTCTTTTCCTGACTTTGATAAAGGAATCTGGGATAATTATAAAGAACAATATGATATAACAATAACAATTTAATAATGACACATACAGAAAAGATTACAAAAATTAGATCAGACTTTGAAAGACTCTATGTAAACTTAGGAGATGTAAAAGACAAATCCTCTACTAAGTTTCAATTTAAATATAATGGAGATACTCCTATTGAAGGATTAGAGAAAACATGTGGTTGTACAGCAGATTTAGTATACAACCCTAACACTAAAATTATCAGTGGTACATTGAATTTAAATGAAAATCCTAATAATATAAATCAACCTGAAAAGTTTAAAGATTTTGAAAAAAACATAAGAGTATACTTTGAACCTAATGTTCCTAGTCATACAGTGACTAACTACATTAGAAAAACAAATACAAATAAGATTATAGTTAATTTAAAATTAAAAGGTACATTAGAATATTTACCCGTTCCTAATGCTCCAGTTAAATTATAATATATCTCTCCCCTGGAATATTTAGAAAGGCTGTCCTAGTCTTTCTTTATATTCCTTTATTTAAATAGATTATGAAAAAAGCTAAAGAGTATATAAAAAACAATGTATTTTCTATAGAGAATAGATACGGAGTACATACAGTAGTTTATGATGAAGAGGTTACGAAAGCTATAGAAATAGCTTATTTAGAAGGTAAATTAGAAAATGAACTTCATCCTTTAAATATATCAGGATGGAAAAAAGAAATTAATAAGTTATTAGAATGACAAATTACCAAAAAATAACAATAAGGAGACTGTTTAACCAGTTTAAAGAGTCATCAACAATATTAACAGAAGAGGACATTTATTATCACATAAAAGATCATGTAATAAGAATGGACTATAAAAAACATTACTAATATGAAAATATCATTAGATCTTGAAGCTAAGAGTATCTTAGTGGAAAGAGAATCAACATTAGGAGCATTAGTTGCTTTAGCAAAAAAGTTAGATAAAGAAGGGTGGGAAGACTTCACTATAGAATCTATTCCAAGTTTTGGCGATTTTCTCTCTAACGAAAATTTACAAGAAGATCCTTTAGAAGGATTTAGATGTTTAGGAACAGATTTTAACTCAAACAATAAAGCATGAGTTATAAACCCTTACCTCCAAATTTAACTATTAAGTCTAGTCCTATTGAAGGGCTAGGCTTATTTGCTAAACAAACTATCCCTAGTAAAGAACTTTATTTAGGAGTAACTCATTTATTTATAAAGGAATATAATCAATTAGAAAGAACACCATTAGGAGGTTTTATAAACCATTCAAAAAAACCTAATTGTGAAATAAGACAAGTATTAGATTATGACAATTTAGAAGTACATGAGCTAGTTACTTTAAGGTCTATAAAAAAAGGAGAAGAGTTATTTGTAAACTATGACAATGCTTTAATACGTCACACTAAAGATGAATATAAAGAAGTAAATTGGAAAAATTAGAAGAAGCTAAAAAATATGCAAGAATGCATGGCGGTACTATAGAGTACTGGTTAAATCAATTAATAGAAAAAAGAATGATTAAAAAAAGTATAATACAGTTATCAGCAGAATGGTGTGGTCCTTGTAGAGGACTCAGAGATAATATCAATAAGAATTATCTCTCCAAAGATGAATATAAGGATGTAGATTATAAATTTATAGATATAGATAAACCTGAACACATTTGGTGGAAAAACTTCATGGAAAAAAATGGAATAAAATCTATTCCTTTTATGTTTGCACAAGAGACAAAAGATGATGAACATTTACTTTTCCCGGTAGACAGACACAATCTAGAAGCTATATTTGAATACGCAATTGATGAAACTAATTATTTACAAGACAGCACACAGGAAACTGGAGAAGCCTCAAGTGATACCAGTGTGCAAGAAGTTCAAGAGTCAGGAGAAAGAGAAAAAGTGTAAGTGTCCTTCAACTGAATTTGATGATAAAAAACATATAATAACAATTCCATTTGGAAAGCATTATTTTGATTGTGGGTGTGAATATATATGTCCACCTTCAAAGTGTGCTAAATATGCAGAGAAAGGTGAGGAGTTAAGATTTCACTATAACTGCCCTAAATGTAAAAAATGACAAATAACATAGTAACAGGAAATCCAGATTTAGGATTCTTTGAACAGAACCCACAGTTAAAATATATTTCTGTTTTCAATGAAATTATACGGTCTTTTCCTGATAACTATGATAAGATCTTATGGGCTATTTATATGACTGAAGACCCGTCTTCCAAGTTGTATAATATGCCTAAAGATCAAAGAAGAACAGAAGTAGCTTCAAACTACTTAGAAGATTCTAAATTTAATTGGGAACAATTAGAAGAAATAATAGCTAAGTATGTGAAAGTATCTATGTCAAAAGAAAAGCTTATGTACAAAATGATTGTAGATAAGATGGAAACAATGGTCATGAGACTAAAATCTTTAGATGAGACTGAAGATAAAGACTGGAGAAAAATAATGAATCTTTTAGAGAAGAGTTCTAAGATATGGGACTCTTTAGATAAGGTAAAAGAAAGATTAGAGAATTCAGAGGAAGTAGGTACCATTAAAGGTGGTGCACAAAGATCATTCAGAGAAAAAAGAAACAAATGACAGAATTTAGTTTAGAACCACATGATATAATTCATGGATTTAAAATAGGACCAGAGTATAGAATACTAGTAGATGAAGACCAAATTAAACAAGGTTGGTTTTTCAGCTTTGGATTTTTCTTATTTACTTTAAATATAGTAAAATTTTATATCACAGATATAGATGAGTAAACTTTTAGAAGGACCAGTTAGGTTATTTCCACAGTTGTATGACATAAGTGGATTTGTAATAGGTGAACATCCCAAATATCACCCCCTTTCTCTTGACTATGAGACGTACTGGACTTCTATGGAAAGAAGATGCTTAGAAGGTACTTGGGAAGAAGATAGAGACGGTGAATTAGGAGGTTGGCGTTATATGCCCGGCTTCCTTTTTTATTATGCTAATATATGTAAAATTATTGATGAGTCAGATGATGGTGGTACAACAGTAGATAATCCTTTACTCAGAGATGTAGAATGGGTATTGTCTTATGCTTGGATGACAGCTAGAGGTTTTTCAGGTTTTGAACATGACAATGAATTTACTTGCAATAGATTAGTCTTGAAACAAGAGGAAGGTAAAGAACTGACCCCTAAAGAACAAATATCTCTAAATAAAGATAAGTATACTCTTAAGAAAGATGGTAGTCCAAAGAAGTATGTAGAAGCAAGAGAGTACTTATATAGAACTCATAATGATAACATGGGTAAAGCATTGTACAATAACTTTGCTTTAAATCTTATGATATTAGGAGCAAGGGGATTTGGTAAATCTTTCTTTGCTGCAAATGCTATTATAGGACATGAGTTTAATTTTTATGGTAAGAAGTATTATAATGAAACTTACTTAGATAACCCATCCCCAGTAGAAATCTTTGTAGGAGCGGCTCTTGCTTCTAAGTCTACTGATTTATTAAAGAAATTTACACTCTCACAAGAATATATAAAGAAAGAAGTAGGAGCATATGGATCAGGAGAAGAATTTATACCAGGATTTTTTCATAACAATACTACAGGATCTTTAAGACCTAACTCTTCTTATGAACACAAATATGCTTCTAAAGTAGGTGGAACATGGGTAGAAGAAGGTACAGGAACTAAGATTGCTCATGGTGTATATACTACAGAGAATCCACAAGCAGCTGTAGGAACAAGACCTACAGTAATGGCAATTGAGGAGGTAGGACTAGTAGGTAATTTATTATCTGTACATGGTGCTAATGAAACATGTATGATTAGAACCACTAAGTTTGGATCAGCTGTGTATTTTGGTACAGCAGGTAACATGGAAAAGATAACAGAACCCAAGATCATATTTGAAGATCCTGAAGCTTATAACATGGTACCTTTTAAAGACTCATGGGAAAACAGAACTAAGCCCATAGGTTTATTTATGCCTGCTTATTATGTAGATAACTCATTTAAAGATAAGAATGGTAATACTAATTTACAGCTTGCTTTTGAACAAGAAATAATAGAAAGAACTAAAAGACAAAAAGCTAAGAACTCTGCAGCATTAGATGAGTATATGATGGCACGTCCTCTTATACCTTCAGAGATGTTTTTAACTGCATCTGGTAATTTCTTCCCTGTAGCTAAGCTTAGAGAAAGATTAATTGAAGTAGAAGTATCTAATATATTTGAAAAGTTCTCTTCTGTAGGAATGCTTCATTTTCACAATGATAGAAAAATAGTAAGATGGGAAGAAGATGTAACTAGAAAAAAGTATGTACCTATTACAGGTATGAACCTAGATGCTTACAAGTCTAACATGTTTGGGGCTATAGTTATTTATGAACACCCTACAGACAGTATGCCTGAAGCTACTTATGATAGGGCTTTATATAAAATAACATATGATCCAGTAAAAGATGATAATGGTGGTACTTCTTTAGCTTCTATATTAGTATATAAATCTTATGTAGATAAAACATGGGAATCTGAAGAAGAGACATTACAACATGACTTAGTTGCTGAATTTATAGGAAGACCAGATAGAGTAGAAGATATACATGATATAGCTATTAAATTGGCTTTATATTTTAATGCTAAGGTTATGGTAGAGAATAACTTACCTGACTTTATTAGATATTGTAGTTTAAAAAAGTGTAGGCATATATTACAACCTACTCCTTGGTTAGCCATATCTAAAGTAATAGCTAACCCAACAAAAAAATACCAAGTAGGAGTTTCTATGAATCAGCAATTAAATGTTCAATGTGAACAACTGATAAGAAACCTTCTTTTGGAAGACTGGATAAAAGGAGAGGAGGAGTTTAATAATAAATACTTTTTACATAAGCTAAAGTCACCTAGATTACTCAAAGAGTTAATAGAATATGATAGAGAAAGAAACTTTGACCACGTATCTAGTTTAAAATTATTAGCATTATGGTTGTCTCAAGAAATAGAGCAGCCTATAACACAAGCTAAAAAAACAGATAGATACAAAGATATTGAAACCTTTTACAATAAACATATAAAAGGAACACAAAAAGAAAATCCATATTATGCCTATTAAAAGGAAAAAGAAGAATGCATATACTAATAAGAAATATAGAGATTCTAGTATAGCATCTTCAGCATTTAATCCTAAAAGAATACTATCTTGGTCTCAGAAAAAAGCTAATAGCTTTAGATGGGTAGAAGACTGGGTAGATTTTTATGACGCAGCTTCAGGCCCTTCTGATGATAAAACTATAGAAAAATATAAGTTAAATTATGATTTGTATAATGGTAGAGCTAAGACTCATAACTATTCTAATATGTGTTCTTCTGAAGAACTAACAGAGATGGGAATAGGTATGGATGCTGATCTTAGTAACATAAGACATCACCCTATCATAGATAATATTGCTAAAGCAATTGTAGGAGAACAAAAGAAAAGACCTTTACAACCTATTGCTATAGATACTTCTAGAGAGGCTTTTAATAATAGACGTAGAAAAAAGCTAGAATTACTTCAAGGATATTTAAAGAATAAAATAATAGCCCCAATTCAAGAAAGAATTACTCAAGGCTATATGCAAGAGTATGGTATACAAGATCCATATTCATTATCTCCTGAAGAACAAAAGGAGATGCAACAACAGATACAACAAAGAGTACAGTTTGAAACTCCTGAAGAAATACATGACTTTATGCAGAAGAACTATAGAGTCCCTTCTGAAATCCAAGGTCAAAAAATTATAGATTATGTTATTAAAGAGCAAGATGTAAAGTTCAAGACAGATGAGATGTTTAAGCATGCTGTCATTACAGGTAGAGAATTATATCATGTAGATATTAGACATGGTAATCCTTATTTAGAGATGGTTAATCCATGTGGGTTTGAGTATGGTGCATCTGATGATAGCTTATTTGTAGAAGATGGTGAGTGGGCTAGATATGAAAGAATAATAAAGTACAGTGATATATTCAATATGTATGGTGATATCTTAACTGCTTCTGATGTTAAGAAGTTAGATAAAATGTGTATTCTAGGAGGAGGGAATAATAGAGACAGGAAACAGAAGGTAGAGTCTAATCTAGTATCTGTAGTTTCTAATATGAGAGAAAGAGGATCTGAAATAGATATAGACATCAAAAGTAGAGAAGGGCAAGAGAAGATAAAGAGTTTAATGAATAATGGAGGATATAGAAGTACAGTAGAGGGCTATGATGAAATACGTCATTTGCACGTAGTTTATAAAGGAGTAAGAAAGCTAAAAGATATAACTAGAATCAATAAAGGAACTCAAGAGAAAGAACACTTTATAGTAGATGAGTCTTATGAATTTTCTAAGCTAAAGGGTGATATAAAAGAAAATATAATATATGCTCCTGAAATATATGGAGGAACTAAGATAGGTTATGGCTCTAATTCAGATGGAGATGGTGGTGCTCTATACTTGAAGAAGGGGCCATTACCTTATCAATACAGGTCTTTATCTAATCCTTTTGATGTAAAGCTTCCTTACTATGGTGCTGAGTATAATAAGCTTATGAACAATAGTGAGAACGTATCTATCATGGATTTAGGTAAACCTTGGCAGTATAGGTATAATGTAGAGATGGCTAGATTAGATGAGGCATTAGCTTCAGATATAGGTAATGTATTACTTACTACAATGAATGCTAAGCCTAGAGACTGGTCTTGGAAAAAGTTTTATGAGTTCAT